CATGGGTCAAAGGACACAACTACGATGTTATTGTAAAAAAGGTTTGAATCTTTGATATATTGCTCCACTGGAACCATCTGCGTCACTCCAGTGTGCGGCTGCTAAGTTGTTTATCCATTGTACTCGATTAAATGTTTGTGGTTTTTCTATTTGCGCAATATCATGATTGGACACCGACCATGTGACTGCACTAGCATCATCAACAAATACTGGCACGCCTTCTAAGGCCGCTGCCACACTGGCGCTAGAATTAAAAAAGCAAGCAGCATGAGCGCCCATTAAGTCATCTAATAATCGTGAACTTTCAGGGTTGATGACAGATACACTTTGCTTGATATAGTTTTGTGTTTGAAACTCAGCAAAGTGCCGCATATCAAACTTCCCAGGATGAGGTCGTATTACAATTGGCCGTTGAGTATGTTGACGTATTTCTATAATTTTACCACGCAACCAATCCATAGGGCTCAACGATTTCATTGCAAAGCCGCCATCGCGTTGCATGCCCAACAGGATATAACCATTTGTATTATACCTATCTGGGCCAAGGCTAATACCTAGGTGTTGTTGTATTTCGTGCCACTTGTCTGGACTACTATTCTTGTTAGCATACTCTGCGCGATCATAAAACGGGCCTCCAAGACTGTAACGTAGATAAGTGCCACCATCATCTAAGTATTTAAAACAACTGGCATCAATACACATTGTATGAAAGCCACGACGTTTTTGTTCTGAAATTACTTGTTTACGCAATGTGATATTTTTACCACCAATGTTAGTAGTTGCCCATCCTAGCACAACTGCTAACTTGCTAGGCGTATATCGGTAATCCCAGTCTACCACAACACTTGCACCTGTGGCTCTAACGCCTTGTGCAAAGTTTTCAAGACAAGCTACCTTACGTGCATGCTTGTGTGCGTTGGCAACACTTGATGCATAAACCACTACATCAACCACCATTGAGAATCCGCCAGGCTGTGCCGTCTCTCATTTCAACTTCTGTAAACTGGCAATATGCTAGATGTCTTGCCCAGGCTTGAACTTCATCCAGTGTGGGAATTTTGAGATTTTCAATTGCACTAATACTTTGACTACACAACGGCGCTGCCGCATTGGGTCCTAGTGTAATAGCAGGCTTACCGTAAAGCAATGCTTCGCCCGCGGCAATGCTACTAAATGTAACCAAGCAATGTACATCTCGGTCCAAGGCCATTTCCATGGTGTCATCATTGACTCTAGTACTACGATTTTGTTTAGTACGAATCACAACCGGGCGATCAGAATACTGTTTGATTTCTGCTTGTACATTGTCCAGCCATTCTTCGAGAACAATATCATAGTTGTTTAGGAGTTTTTGACTGGGAGGGGCAATCAAGATGTTTGTACCTCTTCGCATTTTTTTAATTTGCACACCAGTTTTTTCAAATCTGTCTACGGGTCGTTCCACAATGTCACCAAACCATTGTACGTCATTTTTTGTAATACGATGAAATGTTTTTTTCTTACCATTGCCAAAATATCCTGTGTCAATATAATAGAAATCTCTCCCCGCAGCCTGGCAGGCTTCCATTTGTTTGAGTTTGGTAATGCCACGCAATACCACAGGTGTTGTTGTGTGTGTTTCTCGAAGCCAAGTGCTGATCTGTCCACCAGCACCTTGTACAAAACTTTGTAATATGGGATCGTACATGTGACCTTTTCTTTTGTATCTATATTCGCTGTCGGTGCTCACTATGTTGTTGACCGGTAGCGCCGCCAGTTGTTTTCCCAACGTGTCAAGGGTGATGCCGTACGTAAATCCTGCAGGATCCACACGATATTTTAATATATTATCAAATATTTCTCTTATTTCAGGTACTACCTGATCCAACACATGCGGTGGCGGTGGGGCAGGTGGGGCAGGTGGAACATAATTAGTTTCGTCTTCAAGTTCCCAGTCGTTCATTCAATAGACCTTTGCAAACAATATTCAGTAAGTATTCGCTCTCTGTGCCACTCATCACCTTGTGGCGTGTCGGCAAACTCTTGAAAGCAAGGTGCACCTAGTGTGTAGTGCAACAGCTTGGCATCTTTGTTGATGCCATACTCATCAGGCAGCCAGTTCCATTCAGGTGGTAGCTCGCCAATACGATCATCTTCTAACCACGAGAAGCGGTGGAGCTCACTGCCGGTGGCGTGTTGGACAAAGGTCGGAGTAAGCTGTCTGTTAGGAAAAGAATTACAATTCCACAGAATAACACTACTCCAATTTTTTCGAGGATAGTCTTCATTTCGTGCTCCTAAGTACTTTACAGGCATGCGTGTTTGGTAATCGTGTTTGACTACCATGACATCATTATAAGGATTTTGCAACTCCCACAGTTTCACAATGTCATCTCTCACAATCATGTCGCCGTCAATGAATATGGCCCAGCCTGTGTATTCTTGCAGGTGTGGCACAAGAAATCGTGTGTAAATAAAATGATTGCTGCCATCTGTGTGTGTTTCTTCGTAGTCACGAAACAGGTTCAGGGCCACAGGAATAATCGCCACAGGTTTTGATGCATGTCTTATGATTGAGTTAGCACAGGTGTGAAAAGCAATGGCTTCTCTTGGATCGTACCCTACGTAGACTGGTATGGCTTTCATCTGCGTTCAATATCCTCTTCCACACAGTCTTCGCCATATTGAATTTCGATCAGTTTTAGCGGATGGTCAGTTTCGTTGCACAGTTGATGCCACTCGTTGAGTCGGATAAACGTATGTTGATGACGTGCAGGACTTGCCATTATGTCATGGTCTGTGCTGTGCGGATCCACTGTGTAAACAGTAGCTTCACCTTCTGCCACAAACCAAAACTCGGCACGTTTTTCATGACGTTGCATGCTCAAGCATGTTTTTGGTGTCACAGTAAGTTCTTTGAGTTTAACATGATTTCCCACTTCGTGTAGCACACGATAGTAGCCCCAGGCACGGCCAGTCTTGGGTTTCTTCCAGTCTTCCAGTATCCATGAACTGGAATTCATTTTGTTTTCGCCGCCTACGCCAAACACAAACTCCACATCATCAATGACCATCTCAGGTATGTTGTCTTGAGTACGATCGCCGCCGTTGGCAAACACAATTTGATCCTTGGGATACCGTGTTTTCAACAGTTGTATAGCATCACAACTTGACCCGTCATTGTCGTTGTAAACAACAACTTCGTCTACAATCTTCAATGCGCTGACCAATGCAAATCGCTCACTCATGGGCATGAATGGCTTACCTTTTTTACGAGTAAGCCATTCGTCTGAATTGAGACCAACTATGAGTCGATCACCTAGTTGTTTTGCTGCCTGAAAGTAGGCAAGATGTCCGGAGTGGATGGGGTCAAAGCCGCCAGTTACAAGTACAATTTTCATACAGATATTTACACCTGTATGTCTTCCATGCCTGCAGTTCTTAGCCTGACCACGTGCCCCATTTGCCACTGTTTGGTATCTAGGCCTTTCATAATACCCAACCAACGATTTCGCAAGTATGCAACTTCGTTGATAATGGTTTCATAATCAATCACTTCGTCTTCGCCGTCTACATACTTTTCAGCATCACGACTTGTAAGTGCTCGTGCATAGCCTTCTAGATACTTTTGAAAATGGCGGCGGCGTATTTTGCGTAACTGAATATTAAGCAAATTAAGTACTGCTTCAATCTCTTGTAGCTGGTTAAATCTTTGCTCAGTAATTCCCGGAAGAGCTGTGATATTTTTCTCCACCAATCCGCCAATTCTACAATCACGTTTGGCATCTGCCAGTTCGTTTTCGTAGTGTGCAATAAAGTCCGGAATCATTCCTATGTCTGCAACTACTTTGTTATACCACATTTTGTTTTGCCACCAATAAATCGTCTGTGCAACCAGTACAGGTTTGTCGCCGGCACGGTGCAGGTTGTTGCAGATTCCAATCTCGATCTATATGACCAAGATAGTCGTTTTTACATTCACCACTGTACACATCACCAACGGGATCAATGTAGATTCTATCCGTGCCTGCATTACATTGCCAGTTCTGCCATTGGTCTAGATTGTTGTTGTGCAACCAGTTGGCTTCGACCAGGAACTCTGTTTGGTCGTCTAAATACACACGACAATTGTAGTACGTATGATCAGTGAATGTCAAGATTAGTGTTGCCTTTCATTATGGGAATTGGCCTAGTCTGCATCAAATAGTTAATGTTGTTTACAGCATTGCTTATGTTGTGCTTGTTCAACAGTTGTTGATATATGTTGATTCTGTCTTGATTCCACACTTCATTCATGATGTTTACGTGCAAGTGTTTGTCAGACGTTAAATTCCTATGCAACGTGATTGCTAGATCAAAGAATTTTTGTTCGTTAGCATGCTCACTATGAAAACTCAAACTGAGATTGTCGATAAGTTCATACAACTTGGTGTAATAATTTACACTTGCACTACCGTTTGATGTCACTAGAATTTTTGCAATGTTTTGTTGGTAGTTTTCACGCATCCATCTCACCAATGGCAAGAAACTTTTGTTTACAGTGACTTCGCCTCCGGTAAAACTGATTTTGTACGGTAAATTTCTGTGTGCCGTCTTGTTAAAAATTGATTGCCAACGTAGCTTCAATAAATCCAACGAAACATGTTTGCTATGATTATCATGTAAACTTGTAGGACAATACATGCAATCATAATTGCATCTTGTGCCAATGTTCCAAGTCAAGCTAAACACCTGATCTATTGGTTCAATTCGATAGATGTTAGGCACTACATCAGTCTTCCCAGTCTTTGTCATCAAAGTCATCAAAGTCTTCGTCTTCCTCGGCATCTTCTTCTTCAACATAATCTTTGTCGTTGTCAAGGTATGCGGTCAACGCACGTTTGATATCTAAATCGCCCTTGAAAGCCGTACGTATATCTTCTACGTCTGAATCATTGTCCATCAAGATTTGAACCACAGTTTCTGCAGCCTCTGCACGATCTACTGTGTTTACAAAACGTTTGAGTTCTCCCCAAATCTCGCTTGCTACTACTTCGCTCATTCTGCTTCCTCCTCAACTGTAATTACCTCTTCCT